CAGGCGAACACTGGATGGATACTAGCCATGAGCAAGAATCTTCTAGCCGATACCGATTTCACGGATGGCCGTGACAAACGCTTTGTTCATTCGGTCCTGATAGGTCGTGTTAGCAAGCTGGAAGTCAACGAGAAAGGCGCAAATGTCCGCATCATCATGCCGGACAGGCTGGACCACGAAGGCCAGCCGCTGATTACCAAGCCGATTCCTGTCCTGCAAATCTCGGCTGGCGGCAAGAAGCAGTTCGCCATGCCACGATTAAACCAGAACGCGCTGCTGGTGAAGCTGCCCAACTCAACGTCCAGTTACGCGGCCATTGGTTTCTTCTATACGACCAAGGTGCCCCCGCCAGTCACGGACCCGAAGCTGGATTATTGCGAGTGGGAAGGCGGCCACACCGAGAAGCACGATGCTAACGACAACGCAGACCCGTTTCTCACGCAGGATTTCAAGGCTGGCTGGAAAGGCACTTACAAGAAGGATGTCAACCTCAACACCACGGACGCGGCCAAGTTCAACATCAAGGCCGATGGCGACGTTCTTATCAACTCAGCCAATGGCAACATCGACGTTAAAAGTCCTAACGGCACTGTTACCATTGAGCAGCAAAACATCGTTCTCAAGGGCACGGTCACAATTGAGGGTAACATTGTGCACACGGGCAATATGACTACGTCAGGGATACATAACGCATCTGATGGCCCACACTCATCTTGCGGCTTGGCGCAAGGAGCACTGGAAGAACGGATTGCCTCTTTGGAACGACGCTTGGCCGCGCTGGACGGCCAGAGTGCTCCGGCAGCTGGGAAAGGGGGATGCTAAATGGCGACCATCAGCGTAGGCATCTTCGGCCCCATCAACTTCGGGAGCCAGCGTGGGACTATCGTTGACCCTACCAGGGGAGCGCGAGTTGTAAGAAGTGGTCAGATACACACGTTCTACCAGTTGGACCGCGATTACAAAGGCAGATATGGCGCGCACATGGTCCACCTTCGCAAGCCACTGCTGGAATGGGCTGGCAACGACCTGATTCGGATTGGCCTGAGAATCAAGCTGAATTCGGCCTGGTGCGGCGACCCGCTTCCCATTCTGGACCAGTGGCACTATTTCCACGAGAACGCGCTGGCTGCCCCGCTTGTCATAGGCGGCAAGCCGATGGGACCTGACTACTCGCTGTTCGTCATCACGGACTTGAAAGAGATCCAAAAGAACTGGCTTCCCAACGGCCAGCTGATAGCTGCCGAGTTGGATGTTCACTTTGAGGAATACATTCCAAGCGTTGACATAGGCAGCAACGTCTCGCTGACTGGCGGCATACCGGGATTTGAAGGACAATTCTTTTGATGGTTATATCGAATTCGATATAAGCACTTATGCCTGTTACCAAGACATTGCCTGAAGTCGCTGGAGCCCAGTTCGCCAGTCTGGGAGCCAACTGGCGGCTACAGTTCATCCAGCCAGACGGCCTGCCGCTCACCATGGCCGGACTGGAGATCATCGACTTCGGCGCAATCAGTTACAAGGAGATTTTCCAGAACGTCAAGACCATCCTAGCCACGCCACTGTTCTCGGCAGCGCTGGAACGGACGCTTGGACTGGACGACACCATCGTGGACCGACCGATCAATGACGCTGCTGCCGTCACGGTAGCCATCTTGGCGGCCGTCACCCAATGGGAACCACGGTGCCACGTTATGAACATCAGTTTCGAAGCGGACGCTATCAACGGACATCTGGTTGTTCTTCTACAGCTGGATATCCAGAACGTGATTTACGGCAGCAACGCACCTTACACCGCCACGGCCATCTTCTCGCCACCGCAGGGTGTGGTCCAAGGCTTGCCACCAACCCAACCACCCATTATGCCACCTACACCACCACAAGTGCCAGACCCATTAAAAGTCAACGTTCTGTATATCGGAGCGAACATGCGAATTGTGAGCCTGCCGACTGGCGGCAAGATCGAAGTATGGAACGGGACCGCTTGGATAGAACAAGTCGATTACACGGAAGGAACCACCGCACCCCAATGAACCGAATTGCTTTAACCTTGGCGCTGTTGCTTTGCGCGATCAGCGTGCGAGCAGATCAGACCGTGAAAACGCCGACCACCTACGTGCCACCGGCCAGCTTAACAATTCAGTCAGGCGTTCCGCTGTCAGGAACATGGGATTTCTCGACTGCAACCGTGCTCGGCCTACCGGGTGGCAAGCCGGGTGGTAGCGATACGCAGTTCCAGTATAACAACGCTGGCGTGTTCGCTGGCACAGCTGCCCTTGTGGATAACGCTGGCGAGATTGACGCTACCACGCTGCTATGGCGCTTTGTCGATGAGACTGACCCGACAAAGAAAATCAGCTTCGATCTCACGAATCTGTTATCACCGAGTGACATCGCTGTGACTGTATCGGGCGCTGGCAGTCCTGTTATTCCATCTGCCTCTGCCGTTACTTTGAATCAATTCGTGACTGGCCTGTCGCCTTTGGGAGTGATAACCACGGCTAGACCGACGATCAGTAATCTTGCCAACCTGAGCAGCAACGGAAAACTCGTGGGTTCTGGCGGATCATCGCCCATTGTGACCGAAATCGCGCTTGGGCCTAACTTTGTTATGAACGCAGGCACGCTCAAGCTGGTAATCGGTGGCACTAACGGACAAACACAATGGAATAATCAAGGCGTTCTGGGTGGTGTCACGAGTCAGACCACAGATGGCACGGTTGTTACACAGCTTGCAGGCACCAATTTTCTGTTAGCAGACCCGACTACACAGACAAAGAAAGTCCAGTTTAACCTGTCGAACATCGCAGCGGCCACGACCGAAATTGTCACGGTTGCTCCCGGTCTTGCGCCAGTAATTCCCAACGCGAATCCTGCTGTGGCTGGCTTATACATGACAGGGATTAGCAACACCGGCCTGATCACCGTAGCGCGAGCGAATCTGCCGGTAGTGTTGACCATCGTGAGTTCAGCGACACCAGCGATTAACACCGACCAATGCGATGCCGTGACGATTACCGCGCTGGCAACTCCGATCACGTCGATGACCACCAGCCTGACCGGGACACCTAACAACTTTCAGCGGCTGCTTATCCGCATCAAAGATAACGGCACGGCGCAAGGAATTACATGGGGCGCATCATTCGTGTCGAGTCAAGCTACGCTGCCGATTACCACTGTGGCAGGTAAAGTGACGACCGTTGGCCTGATTTGGGACTCAGTGAAAGTCGCATGGGTTTGCCTGGCGACTGATCAACAGCCATGAAACGCGCACTCGCACTGGCTGTCCTTCTCTGCTTTGCGCTGCTGGCCGACTGCGGCAGCGGTAACAAGGTCAAGGTGACGCCGCGCAAGACGCCTGATCAAATCACAGGTCTGTTGGCGTGGTATAAAGCCGATGCCATTCCCGCACTAAGTGACGGTGGCGCTGTGAACAGTTGGGACGATTCCAGCGGTGGCGGACACACGATGACTGCCGATTACGCTGGAATCCCGACGTATCGCATCAATGTTATTAACGGCCTGCCAGTAGTGCGATTCTTGATTGGTGACGGAATGGGAACATGGCCCAACTTCCCCTTCAATATTCCGCAGCCTTGGACATATACCGTAGTTGGCTATGCACAAGATCACACAGTCAACAGAGGCTTCATGTCCACGAGCACCTGTGGCAACGTCTTGCTCGTCTGGGTAACTGGTGGTAATGCACTGGTGTATGACTATACCAGTGGTCTAGCCGTCAATGACTCAGCGGACCGGAGTGGTGCGTTTCATATATTTACCGCAATCGTAAATGGGGCGAGCAGTTCGATTTTTGTTGACGGAACACCGGTTGCATCCGGGACACTGGATACTACTGGGTTAGTCCATCTGTTTCTAGGCCAATCCGACAACAACATTATAGGGGGTGGCGTGGACATTGCAGAGGCTACCCTTTACAATCACGCGCTTTCTCCTGCTGAACGGCAGTCACTGGAAAGCGGTCTGTCAACAAAGTATGCGTTGCCCTTGGGCGCAGCCAGTCGCCCCGGCTTCTTCTTCTTCTTTCCCAAATGAAAAACTGGACTAACCGTGACCGCGTAGCCTTAGTCATCGC